AGTGTCATAGAAGAGTCAAGAAGCTTGTATGCTTCAATCGAAGCGGGGCTTATAAATAAAATGTCATGGGCTTTTAGAGTTACGGAAGATTCGTATAACAAAGAAACTCGCACCCGGACAATCTTAAAAATTAAGAAGGTTTTCGATGTTAGCGCAGTAAGTTACCCTGCTAATGCCGATACTGATATTGCTGTGCGTTCTTACTATGACGGAGTGATCGAGCGTGAGAAACAGGAGCTGTTAGCACGGCAAGCGCAATTATTAAGACTAAAAACAAAAATTTAACGCAAACAGTATGGAGGAATTTATACAATGAGACTAACACAAATCGAAATGAGACTATTAGAGATAGCAAACGAAATCGAAGCAAGAGGCACGGAAATCACAGCAGAGGAAATCACAGCATTCAATACAGAAGTTGACGCACTAAAAGAAGAACGAACAACTTTGCTCACCGCCAATACTCAAAGGCAAACACTGCTTGAAAGCATTGCCGAGGGCAGAGCGGGAACGCCAGGCGTTCCTATTTTACCAACACCGCACCCACAGAGCGGAGAACAACGCACAGGTGACGTTTTGTCCGCAAGCATTGATTACCGCAATGCATTCATGAATTATGTGTTAAGAGGAACTAAAATCCCGGACGAACTTAGAGCACATCAGACAACAATGACAACTGATGTTGGCTCAGTAATCCCCCAACCTGTTCTCAATAAAATAATTGAGAAAATGGAAGCTGTGGGAATGATTTTGCCACTTGTAACCCGTACATCATATCAAGGCGGTCTAAACGTGCCGACTTCAAGCGCAAAACCTGTTGCAACATGGGTTGCAGAAGGAGCGGGAAGCAACAAGCAGAAAAAGCCAACAGGCGTTATAAGTTTCAAATATCACAAACTAAGATGCGCCGTTGCCGTATCGCTCGAAGTTGACACAATGGCACTTTCAGCGTTTGAGAGTAGCTTGATTAACAATGTAGTAAGAGCAATGGTAAAGGCAACAGAACAAAGCATGATCGACGGTGACGGCATCGGCAAACCAACAGGCATTTTAGCAGAAACCCCGATAGCTGAACAAGTTATAAAAACCGCGCAACCGACCTACGAAGATTTATTAAAAGCTGAGGCGGCATTACCGATTGAATACGAATCAGATGCAGTTTGGTGCATGAGCAAAAAAACATTCATGACCTTTCAAGCTATGGTTGATGCAACAGGACAGCCAATTGCCCGCACAAACCACGGCATAAGCGGTAAAATTGAGCGGGTATTATTAGGCCGCCCGGTAGTATTATGCAACTATGTAGCTTCCTTTACGTCATCACTTGCCACCGGTACGCCTTTTGCGTTCATATTCAATTTTGAAGACTATATACTCAATACTAACTACAACATGGGCATCAAGCGTTACGAAGACAATGAAAATGACGATAAAGTGACAAGAGCCGTTATGCTTACAGACGGTAAAGTTGTAGACAAAAATTCACTTGTTATTATGAAAAAGCAATAAGGCACAACAAAAAAAGGAGCGGCGGCAATGATTAGAAAAGTTAAATTAGCTTTACGGTTGACAGGCTCGGCGTTTGACGATGAAGTGAAAGGCTTGATTGCCGCCGCTTTAGCAGATTTGCGGTTAACAGGAATTGACTTTGACACACCTTCAGGGGCAACAGATAACACAGAAATAGAAGATGTAGAAGCCGACCCGCTTATAGTTAGGGCTGTAATATTGTATTGTAAAGCTCATTTTGGGTATATCAATGACCAAAAAAGATTTTTAGATGCATATGAGTATCAAAAAAGACATTTAGCACTAGCGAGGAAATATCATGAAATGGAGTGACGTTATTACCCTCATTCATGCAGATTTTTCACTTGCAACGGATCCAGAGGGGTTTACAGCCCCGGAACTTGCAAAAGGCGCTGAGGTTTTCGCAAATAAAAAATCTGTAGGATTTAACGAGTTTTTCAAAGCTCAACAGGCAGGGTATACAGAACAACTTAAATTTGATTTATACACAGCTGAATATGAAGGTCAAACAGTCGCAAAATATGACGGAAAACTATTTCGTATTTTACGTACTTACATAGACCCAAAAACAGAAGGTGAATACATTGAATTGACACTATCAGACCTAAAAGAGCGGGGCGGCGTGCAAAATGGGCTTTGATGTGGATTTTGCAGGGCTTGAAGAAATTGAAAAAGCACTTCTAAAAAATGCCGAGGCCGCCGAAAAACACGCCGAACCCATTTTGCTAGAAGGTGCAAAAGTCATGAAGTCGGCTCAAAAAGCCGCCCTTTCCCGAATTTCAAAAGGTGATAGAAGTGACGGCGAACTTATGAGTTCAATTACCATTGGGCGTGTAAAGCAGTCAAAAAGCGGTACAGGCATTCATACAGATGTATTTCCGCAGGGATATCAATCCCATACATCAGAAATGAACACTAAGGGCAAAAAGGTCAGAAACGCTAATGCAGGGTTTATGTTAGAGTATGGCACTTCTAACATGCCCGCCCGACCTTGGGTAAGCACCGCTGAAAATACCGCCGCCGATGCAGTAAATGAAGCAATGGCGCAAGCTTGGGAAAAAGTAAGTGAGGGATAATATGATAAAAAATGATAGTGACAGCAAAATACAGCGTACACTTACAGCTATGGGCGTACCTGTAGAACGATTATTTTTTATTGGTGAATCCGATACTTATATCACATGGCAAGTAATTTCTGGCAATGAAACAGCCTTCGCAGACGATGATAATGAAGAGTACGAACATTTTTATAGGGTGGACTTATTTTCACGCCATAATTATGTACAAGAATTAGTAAAACTAAGAAAATTACTAAAAAAAGCAGGATTTCATGGTACAACAGTAAATGCGGAGCAATACGAAAAAGATACAGGGTATTATCACGCATCAATCAACACATACTTAATAGAAGAATAGGAGAACTAAAATGGCAACAATAGGCGTAAGAGATTTATTTTTTGCCCCAATAACAATAGATGCAAACGGCAATGAAGTTTTCGGAAAGCCGGTTAGACTAGCAAAAGCAATAACAATAGGCTTATCAACGCAGACAGCGGAAGCAACACTTTATGCAGATGATGCAATTGATGAAGTAGAAAAAGCGTTTGTAAGCTCAAACCTTTCGCTCAACATCAACGACTTAGAACCGGGAAAGGAAACACTACTATTAGGGCAAAAGCAAGACACCGAAGGTGTTGTATATGCACATGGCGACGATGAAGCCCCATATGTTGCAGTTGGATTTAGAGCAACCAAAACAAGGGGGCGTTTCCGTTACTTATGGTTTTACAAAGTTAAATTTGCAATTCCAGACGAAAATTATCAGACCAAAGGCGAAAACATTAATTTTCAAACACCCACCATCGTAGGCACGGCAATCAAACGTGATGATGGACACTGGCGGGCAAGTTATGTAGGATTGCCTACAGATACACCGGCAGAAAATTGGTTCAACAAAGTAAAAGAACCACAAGCAGCATAACAAAATAAAATATTATAAGGGGGAAGGCAAGTTCTATTGCAGGGCTTGCCTATTTTTTATATGAGTACAATAAAAGACGGTGGACTATTTCCAATACAGTTAGACAAAGAACGGTACATGCTTTTTTCGCTGAATGTAATTGATGCAGTAGAAGACAAAATTGGAGATATAAGCGACCTTGGAAAGAAGATGAACAGCAAGGGGCGCATGAAGTTCATAACGTGGCTTTTGACATTGCTAATAAACGAAGGTGCCGCATATCAACAATATCTAACGCACGGACAAATAGAGGGGTCGGAAGTCATAGAAGAACGTACAGTAGGTATGCTTATACACGGAACAAACATCAAGACAGTTATGTCCGATATATTTGATGCCTTTACGCTTGCAAATCGTGGTGACGCAGATTTGCAAAATAATGAAGATGATGACGAGGAAACAGAAGAGAATGATGAGGGAAACGCACAACCGGGCGGGGTCGGGTAGACCTTGCCCGGTTGATTTATATAGGGGCTGTGGTTCTTGGCTTTACAGAAAAAGAAGTCTGGAACATGACCCCATTTAAGATATTAACCCTCTTCAAGATACATAAAATTTACTGTCCACAAAGAAAAGGCTTTATAGAAACAAGTACTTCTATTCATGAAGATATGGACGATATAGACATAGCTCTAGGGGGGTTGTAAATGGCGAAGATTGGACGGATAGGCACACGCTTAGAATTTGAAGGAAAAAAAGAATACCTTGACGCTACAAAAGAAATAAATAGTAGCCTTAAAAATTTAGGCTCTGAAATGAAAGCCGTAACATACGAATTTGGCCGCAGTGACAAAAGCATTGAGGGATTAACAAAGCGCAAAAGCCTAATGGAACAGCAACTAGAAGAGCAAACAAAAGCCGTAGAAAATACAAAAAAAGCTCTTGAAATGATGACTAATGAGGGTGTAGACCCTGCAAGCAAGCAATATCAAGATATGGAGCGGGTTCTAAGAGAAACAGAATCCCAAATGTCCGGAACAAAAAGGGAAATAGCGGAGCTTGACAGTCAATTGCAAAGTTCTAGGGGCAACTGGGAAAATGTAGGCAAAGTAATAGAGGGCGTTGCAACAGCTTTAGCCGCAGGCATGGCCGCAGTTGGAGCGGCGGCAGTTGCCGCCGGTGCATATTTGTACAACATGGCAAGCGAAACCGCCGCCGCCGGGAATGCCGTTGACAACTATTCCCGACAAATGGGCTTTTCAAGAGATGCAATACAGGAATGGGATTATATTCTGAGCCAAAACGGCGCATCATTATATAACTTTAATTATGGTGTACGCCGTGTAACCGCCGCAATGGGTTCTTTAGACGAAGAGGGTGGCAAGGTTGGTAAAGCCATTACACAGCTTGGATTGAATTTTGATGAAGTCCGAGAAAAAAGCCCCGAAGATGCAATGAGTGCGATTATAACCGCATTTCAAGACATGGAAGAGGGGGCAGACAAAACAGCCCTTTCATTACAAATTTTCGGACAGCGTGGCGGTATGACGCTAATGCCTATGCTAAACAGCAGTGCAAAAGCTACTGAGGAATTAAGACAGCGGGCTCATGATTTAGGCATGGTTATGTCAAATGAGGCTATAGATGCTTCGTCAAATTTCACAAATAGTCTCGACACGCTAACCAGGACATTTGACGGCGTGAAAAATGCAATAGGAGCGCAATTATTACCCGGTTTCACGATGGTAACAGACGGGCTTATAGGCATTATATCCGGTTGCGAAAACGCAAGCGAAGCGATTACGCAGGGTGTTGAGGAACTTGTTAACGGAATAAATGACGCCATTCCGCAGGTATTAGAATTATTTAATGTCGTGGCAACAACCATAGCAGAGGTTGCACCGGATATTATAAATGCACTTATAGAGGGCGTTGTAAATAACATTCCGCAACTGATGGAAGCGGCATTAAGTATAGTTATGGCTCTTGTCGAGGGTATAATTACCGCCCTACCCGCCTTACTTGAAGGCGCAATACAGATTATAACAGGTCTTGCAGACGGCATAACACAAGCACTACCAACACTTATACCTGTTGTTATAGATGTAATTATGCAAATCGTTCAAACACTTATGGAAAACATACCTTTACTTATAGATGCGGCCTTGCAACTTGCGATAGGCCTTACAACAGGCCTCATAGAAGCAATACCGCTTATCATAGAAGCAATCCCACAAATTATTGAAAGCATACTAACCGCAATACTTGAAAGCATACCCTTAATAATTCAAGCGGGTATAGATTTACTTGTTGCTCTTGTTGAGGCATTACCCCAAATAATAACTTCAATTGTGGCCGCAATTCCGGCGATAATCGAAGGGATAATATCAGCGTTAATGTCAAATTTACCGCTAATAATTCAAGCGGGCGTTGACCTGTTTATTGCACTAATAAGGGCGTTACCGGAAATAATAACGACAATTGTAACTGCAATACCTCAAATAGTGGCAGCTATTCTTGATGCCATAATCGGAAACCTAGACCAAATCATCATGGGCGGTGTACAGCTATTTGTTGCACTAATCGAAAACTTACCAAGAATCATAATTGAGATTGTCCGGGCAGTACCACAAATAGTTACAGCAATATTCAACGGCTTCATGGAATTAATTCCACGGCTTTTAGACGCAGGCAGAAACTTAATGTTAGGTCTCAGAGATGGGATTATAAACGCCGCCACAGCGGTCATTGATTCTGTTAGAGATGTTGCAAGCCGCATTTCTGGCGCAATTCGTAGTTTTTTTGGGATTAACTCACCATCTACTCTTTTTGCGAAATATGGGAAAAACATGGCCGAGGGGCTAGGACAGGGCTTTGATAGAGAAGCAAAGGACGTTGACCGGAAAATGACCGGCGCCATGGATCAAGCCGGGCAACTCACCGCCGCAAGAGCTGTAGAAGCTGTAAGCAATGGGATAATACAAAACATATCAAAGTTAAATGCAGCAACTACCGCAGTTGTCGAACACATTCTACAAAGTCTGCTTGCGGAAAATCAGCGGCTTACAAGCCAAGGTGCAACCATCGTACAGCAGATAGCCACAGGTATAACGGAGAGAGCATCGGAAATTACCAACCGTGTTAGAACTATAATGCAAAGCGCTACGGAAACAATCAACAGCTTTAGAAGCCAATTCACCACAGCAGGCGAAGAGATGACAAGGGGCATATGGCAAGGTTTTCATAATATGCGGCATTGGCTTGAAAACAATGTTAGGCAGATGATGCGAAATATTGTTGCAGTCGTACGGCGTGAAATGCAAATAAATTCACCTTCACTTGTGTTTGCGGATATCGGCGAACAAATGGCCGCGGGTCTTGGCGTTGGCTTTAACGATGAAATTAAAGGCGTACAAAACAAAATAAGAGAAGCAACCAACTCATTAACACCTGATTCTAAAATGCAAAAAGGTACAAAAGGGCAACAAAACCAAAACGGCGGGTTCAGCCTGACACAAATAATACAGACAAAAGAAACAAGCTACGCCGCCCAACAGCGGGAAGCCGCCAAAAACTATAAAATGATAGCAAGAGAGGTAGGGGCGATATGAGCAATCGGGAAAAGTTGTTTTTTATAAATGAGCGCAACGAAGAGCTTGAATTTTCATCAGATTCCCCCTACCACGTAAATATCAATGATGTGTCCGGATTGTCAGATATACGCAATGAAATATTTAGCATCACAGGCATGGGACAAGATGGTAGTACATTTGTCGGTAGCCGGATAGAATCAAGAGATATTGAAATAGTCGGACATTTGAACGAAACAAATCAAGAGCGGGCGCATCTGCTACGAAGAAACATGAACAAAATACTAAATCCGCAATTTTCAGCAAGACTAATTTATGAGTTCAAAAACTTTCGGCGTGTAATTAACTGCACCATAGACCAAGCCCCGACATTTGCAAGAAACCGAATTCCAATTTTTGAAGAGTTTTCGCTACAATTATCTTGTCTAAATCCTTTTTGGCGTGATGACAAGGAAAGTCAACATGAAATAGCCGCCTGGATAGGTGGTTTTGAATTTCCGATTGACAGGCCGGAGGACGATTTACCGCAAGGGTTAGAAATACCAATAGACGGAACATGGGAAATAGGTTGGCGTGAACCGTCACTTATTGCACATGTTTTTAATGATGGAGATGTCCGGGCGGGTATACGCATAATCTTCAATGCAGTTGCCACAGTACAAAACCCAACCTTAACAAATATCATTACAAATGAGTTTTTAAGATTAAATCTAACCATGCAAGCGGGCGACACAATCGAAATAAATACAGCATGGGGAGAAAAAAGAATTACACTAAACAGAGCGGGTATAATTACAGATGCGTTTAGGTACATAGACCCTGAAAGTACCTTCTTACAATTAGAACCGGGCGAAAATATTTTTGGTTATGCCGCCGCCGCAAACTTAGACAACTTAAATGTAACCATACATCACCATAATTACTTCTTGGGGGTTTAGCATGGAACTGATAGTATATAACCGTGATTTAATTACGCAAGGTGTAATAGATAAAATAATATCTTTGGTTTGGGTTAGGCGGTTTTATAGCCCCGGCGAATTTAAGTTACTTGTGCCTTTTACAGAAAAACATAAAGAGTTGCTTAAAATGTACGGAATCATTACAAAACGTGGAGATACAGAAGCCGCCGAAATAAAAAGTGTACATATAAGAAAAAATACACAGGGCATGGAAGAAATAGAAGTACATGGGAAGTTTCTTTCAAATTGGATAGGTAAGCGGCTTGTACTTAATCTGATACGTGAAACCGCCGCCCCGCAACACTTAATAAGCAGAATAGTTGCGGAAAATGTCACAAATCCGGCAAATCCTCTAAGGCGACTAAATAATATACTGCAATCTTCAATCGCTCATATTGTGCGTGGACATGTTGAATATATATCTGAACCTTTTATAAATGCGTTAATTGCGACACAAAATCTAGCCAAAATATCAGCACTCGGATTTAATATTCTGGTGAACGCAAGAACCAGAATTTACTATTTCAACATAGTAGAGGGCAGAAACCTAACAAGCGGGCAAACGGTAAATCATGTTGCCGTTTTTTCTGTTGATTTTGATAATATTTTAGAACAATCTTATGAACATTCTACCGAGCAAAAGCGCACAATGGCATATGTAGGCGGTGAAGAAAACGCACTAACACCACAAAGGGTGGTAGAGGTTGAACGAAATTTGAGCGGGTTTACAAGAGATGAAGTTTTTATAAATGCAAGCGACATAAATCAAACATGGCGTGATAATATAGGCATAGAACACACGATGACAAATGCACAGTATGACGCACTACTACACCAACGTGGCATTCAGGAACTAACCTATTTTTCAGTAGTAGAAGCATTTTCAAGCAAAATCAACACTTATGCAAACTTAAAATATAAAGTTGATTATGATTTAGGGGATATTGTCACATGTATTGATAGGCGTTGGGGAATCGTAACAAATGTACCAATAACAGAAATTACAGAAGTATACCAAAATCACCCGCACCCGGAAATTGAAATTGTATTTGGGGAAAGCTTGCCAACACTAGCAGAGCAAATAAGAAAAATTAACATTCAATGAGAGGAGTTTTGAAATATGGAAAAATCAAGCTTTTTCAACTCAATTGGTGGGGATAGGCGGTATCTCGCTCAAGATTGGGCGGCATATTTTAGCCCAATAATAAATAATGGAATAAATATAAGCCCATCTAACGCCCTAGAAGTAACACCCGGTTCGGGGCTATCTGTAAATATTCGCCCCGGCTTCGCATGGATTAACGGATTTTTTTACGAAAACAACACTAATTTAGTCTTAGCGCTACCTGCGGCGCACGGAACGCAAAACCGCATTAACCGCATCGTTATAAGGCTCGACCTAACGGAACGCCGCATATTCGCAAGGGTAAGCAGTTCAGTTTTCGCAATTCACCCTACAGCCCCGGAACTACAAAGAGATGCAAACGCATGGGAAATTTGCTTAGCTGATGTATGGGTGAATGCAGGGGCTACTACAATCACGCCATCAAATATAACAGACCAGCGGAGAGATCCTTTTTTGTGCGGTGAGGGTGGTGTAGCACAATCGGCAACACCGGAAACGATTGTACCAATAAACTTTACAATTCCAACTACAGCATGGGTAGCAACTGCAACATTTGCAGGGTTTGGCTTTCAAGCGACTATACAAGTACCGGGGTTTGTTTCAGGTGATTTAATCAGAGCAGATTTCAATATGCAATCCGTGATTGTAGCCACCGCCGCCGGTGTTGGCGGTGCAGGTACTACGGCAACAGGTTCAGCAACTTTTTTTGCTAGAAGCGTACCAACCGCCGCACTAGCTGGCAGTTATACAATTTTCAAGGTGGTGAGATAGATGTTATCAACAAACGTAAATCAAATACCGTTACCCCCTCCGGCTTGGAATGGCGGAACAGTAACAAATAGAACTTTATTTCAAAGAGCGGCGGGCACAACAATTGCGGCTTCCGCTCATGCTGATAGCACTCTTGAGGTCAGCGTTCCCGATAGCAGATCCGCAAGAATGGTGTTTTTTAGACCCGGCTTTGCGGCAAATTTTGGCATAGATAATGACAACATTTTGAAAATTGGCGGAATCTCAATGGGGAATGTAGCACATAACATACTGCATTCAGGGAACAGCGAAACCCTAATCAGCTCAATTTTAATAAACACACATATAGGGACTACGTCCCTAATAGGGCGGGCTAGTTTATTGAGAGTGCAGGGAGCAATTTCAAATATAGTTAGGATAACAGTGCGTGGGATTAACACACAGCAAGTTACCATAGCTGGGTACAATACAAATGTAGTTTTACCTGTAGGATATAGACCGAGTGGCAATGCAAGCGCAGTATCAGCGGGACAACATGGATTTGAATTAATGATACAGTCAAATGGAATTGCGTGGGTAAGCAATACTTCAGGCGGTCCGTTGACAATGAGCTTTCGACATTTTTTTCTGGAATATTTGACTGACATGTAGAAAGGAAATTTTAGAAGATGAACGACAAATTAGCAATAGTAGTAGACACTACTGGTTCAAAGCGTGAAGTTGTGACAGTTCGGACACATGTTACATATGACCTCAATACAGGTGAGGAAATAAACCGAGAATTTGAAGTTTTATTCTTTGAAACAAACCCCGGTGATGAAATCATTTTTGAAGATATTGATATAGCAACGCAAATGATAAAACCGCAATGGGATCCACAAAACAAAAAATGGATTGAAACCGCCACCCCAAAGGAAATTGACGAATGGAAAAAAGAAAATTATCCGCAAATTGATGAAGATGATATTTCGACCGCAGAATTTTTCAAAATAGCATTTGGGATATCAGGAGAAAAATTTAGTCGAAGCGAAGCTGAAAAATTATGCAAAAAGCTTCAGCAAGTTAAATAAAATAGGAGCGAGAAATGAATACTTATGTACTTGTCGCAATCATAGGCTTTATCCAAGCTGTAATGATAACAGTAATTTCTTGGAAATTAAAAATGTTTGAAAAAAGTGCGCAAAAAATAGAAGAAAAAAGATTTTCGGAAAATAGCGAACAATCTAAGATCCGCGCCGAAAGCGATATATTGCAGGCTAATTTTTTGTCAGCCGTTGGCTCTGGTGTGTTAGCTCTAATTGAATCAAGAAAAAAAGGTGTTATCAATGGCAACTTAGATTTAGCAGAACTTAAGCTAAAAAGAGCTAGGAAGAAATACTATGACTTTATAAATCATACGGCAATAAAACAACTTAATAAAGAATAGGGAGAACGAACCATGAAAAGAATAAAGTGGAAAGAAAAAATCACAAGAAAGAAAGTGTTGTGCGCCATAGTGGCGGCAATACTTGCCACCGCTGTGAGCTTCGGACTTAGCGAGGTTGCGGCAGAACTAATCAGCAAGGCTATTACTGCTACAATAGCAATAATAGCCTATTTTGTGGGAGATACTTGCACGGAAGGTGATAAAAATGACGATATCCATTAAGTGTGCAAGCTTGCGCTTTACGAGGCCGACAGTCAGGCGCACAAGGACGGACGAAACTATTGTGCACCACTATCACCATGAGACTGCGACGGTTGAGGAAGTTCACGGATGGCACCTAAACGCCGGGAAAATTGGGATAGGTTATGCGGTTATAATCAATATGGATGGTCAAATTTGGATGGGCAGAGGTCTTGACATGGCAGGGGCGCACACCGTCAACCACAACAACAGAAGCGTTGGCGTGGCATTTCAGGGGCGGTACGACGACCGCACAAGAGTTATGCCAGATGCACAATTTAACGCTGGAGTGTGGATGCTCAAATATCTGCAAAAGAGATATGGAACGCACCCGATTTATGGGCACGGAGAACTAAGAGCAACCGCCTGCCCGGGAAGATTTTTTCCCCTGGACGAAATGCGCACATTGCAATATAGAGGAAACTTTAACGAGAGGGAACTAACATTGACGCAATTTGAAGAATTAACAGGGCAAATATTGGACTTGACAGACAGAGTACAGACACTAGAACAGTCAGTAAGTCCAATATTCAGCAGATTAAGCGAGATGCCGGAATGGGCACATGATGCCCATGTTGACGCTGTGGAGCGGGATATAATTAATGGCGAAACTATTATTGCAAACGATACGGAAGAAATTATATTTCTCACGCCCCTTTCAGCGGTTGAAATGCGTCAAACAGTCATGAATTACAGGCGGGAACAAAATCAAAGACAGGAGAAAAACAAATGCCACACATAACAATGCAATTTAATGTTGCAGGGCAGGTAATGACCAGAACCGATGAGGTACAAATAATTGCAGATAGCCGGAACA